ATGGATACTTATAAAATCGCTATTGACACCTTTCTTTCCGAGACATCCGAGTGCAAAACCAGTGGGTGCGCCGTTTTTACCGGGGCAGACATCGCATTCCAAGACATCCAGCTGCACACGCACCGGAACAAGTCAGAGCTGCATTTCATGGCCGGACACACCATGCTTTCTATCCCCCTTGCCAGTATCCTGAGCATTGAAAAGCTGGTATTGCGGGATATCCAGTCCACCGAGTATGAGATCATCACCAAAGAGAGCGGCACCATTACCCTTGACATTGTTTAAAAATGCACCCGTAAAGACAGAGATTCGCCGAGCTGTGAGAGGACGCCCATTATTTAAAGGAGAGCAGCTATGACCATTATATCAGAACGTTTGCAGCATCTGCGCCTGACGCACGGCTATACCCAGACCGAGCTTGCACGAACCATGGGTGTGACCCGCCGGGCAGTCTACGCATGGGAGCACGACAAATGTCCCGAGATCCCTCATCTGATCCAGCTTGCCCAATTCTATCAGGTGTCGACCGATTATCTGTTGGGGCTGACGGAGTGAGGTGCTCCCCGCCACCGGAGGCCTTACCGGATACTTTTTGCCTGCTATAGTGCGGTCAACCATCAGTCCGCGCGACGGCAGCCACAACGCTCCATATTTTTAACAGCACACTTGTAAGTCCATCTTATCGGACGCACTGTTTGGTAGACTTCAGGTACAGCAAAAGCAAACACACTTCAAAATACAGGAGGAAACTATTATGGCAGGCGCTTTTTCGTTATTTTTAGGCATGTTGGGTCTTGGTGTAGCTGGTGCAGTCAGCGCGGGACAGAACGCAAAAATCAAGAAGGCAGATTATCAGTATGGCGAGGAGCATGGCCTTCATGGCACCTCTGAGGTCCTGCAAATGCGGGAGCGAGTGCGTAAAGAATGGTGGAGCATCTGCGGCAAAACCTACAACGCATGTGAGCGGCCTGCATCGAGTTACGGCGACCTCAGCAGAACCCCGTGGTGCTATCTGAAAAAGCGCTGGTTCATTGATCATCTGAACAAAAAGGGCATCCCTTATGATGATCTGGTCGTGGATGATGTTACTGGCGTTACCTTCTACGAGAGCCAGAAAAGGACGTCCCAAGCATATATGAGAAAGCTGCGGTAATAGCACACTGTACCACATCATCATCACCACTTCTATCAGAAACAGGAGGTAAGCTTATGGCTGAAAATAAAATCTTGGTGCAAATTATCGATCATGAGAACGGAGATTCCGTGCTAGGACAAGACTACTTTGCATCAAGAGAAAAAGCAGAGAAGTTCAAGCGGATCTCAGACCGCGCATATGGCAAGCTTCTTGGTGAAGGTCAAACCAGAATCACCACCGAGATCATTGAGCGCTGACACCAACCACCATTTCCTATAGCACATCATGCAGCAACAGAGCTCTGCCGCTCAGACACGAGTAGCAGGGCTCTTTTTTGTGCGGTATTCGGTCAGAAAGTGAACTTAAAGAGTGGCGTTTAATATCAGACAGCACACATCCCCGGCGGATTTGCGACTTTTAAGCCGATATGGAACTTGTGCACAGTTTTGTGTATAGCTGTTTGAGGTCACACGTCTTGATTCACTTTCAAGGGGATTTCAAATTGAAACCCCCTCTGGAATTCAAACGATGGTGCCATGGAAATCCCCTGCTATAGCACCCATTCCAAGATCAATGCCTTTTTAGACTGTATATATCATAGTCAAACACCCTGCCGCCCGCTCCTATCCCCTGCCGATTCACGCTGCCGGGCGTCCAAGGTCGCATGTGATCTCTGCCCCGAGCGCGTTCAGGATCTGGCTGGCTATCCTCTGAATGGTTGCCCCTCTGCCGTAACTATACTCGAGCTGCTTTATAATGGTGTCGCCCGCTACGATGATCTCTCTATTCTGAAACAAGTGCCCTTCAACGGCAACATCCCTCTACTCTATGTCGAGCAGTGGGGTGTTTTTGCGTCTTGATGAGGTTTCAACTAGTGTCAAAATGACGGGTGTTGACTGTAACAATTTATCGCAAAAAAGCGAAATACCGTAAAATTATCCATCATAACTTGCGTAGCATCATAGAAAGCCGTCATGTACTATGCGGAATTTTGTGCACCCCTCAAATCGAGGGCTACTGCGACCACCTACCGCCTTTATCTGAACGCTATTGAACTTTTACCGATTTGGATAATGTTCATTGATCGTATCATCGATAGAATATGGATTTCGGCAGTCACTTTGTCCTCTGAGCTTTTCCAACCGTAATCATTTTGATAACAGTTCATCGACACTCAACTTGAGGGGGTGAGCTTCTGAATGCCGAACAATTTGTTCGATGTTGTATAGGCATTGTCTTGAATGGTCCTTTTGGGGCAGCTCAAAATCCAGTCATCAAACGATATCCACAGCGCAGGCATTCTTATATTATACGGTAACACGATATATTCCGTTCGAGGTATACTTTTTAATTGTATCAATCCAGATAGAATCACACCGCAGCAGATGTTTTTCTCAATTATTTGAGATTTTTCACTAAGATCAAATCGTCGCCCATTTCTGATATACGTCCTATTGGTGAAGGATTGACAAAGAGGAAGGTATTCGCTGGCGCTCATACCATTTAGATCAACTCCAATCTTGAAAAAGCTCACAGGTTCGCTTAGTCAAGATTTCCGTTGGCGTGATCATGTTAACCGAGCGTTTCTGTCCCGTCCTCATGCTTCGGCCGGTCAAGAAGCACTCGGCTAACACAACCACGCAAAAAAATCAAATAAAGAAGTCGAATACAGAGCGGTACCTGTGCGCATATTTTTCACTTTGCTATATAGTTTAGTGAATTTTATGCGCATTTTACTGCTTTGTGACCCACCAAACGTTCTTATTTCGCAGTTCTCCACTTGTTACACGTCTCTTCTGTAAATCATATCCATAGTGCTGCAACCATTGACGTGCGCAGATATAGCTTGGCAACGATTTTTCAGCGTGTCCATCTGCCTTGTTGTAGATGTGCCCCAGCTCAAAGAAGATCTTCTGCCACTCTTCGTAATAGCGTTCCTCATTCAGATGGGCATCCAGATACTCAAGCAGCGGCGGTTCAAGGCGCTCTACTTTCGCAAGCAGGCTTTCATCGATCTTATTCAGCAGCTCTGTCTGATACCCCTGTTCGAGCATTTGCAGCAGGAAAACACGTTCTACACGAGCCTGCAAGGTCGCACGTTTCCGCCAGCAGTATTCACCTTCCCGTGGGTCCAGAACGACTGTATGACTTTTTTTCAATATTTCCAGTGTTTCAGGCTGATGCAGATATGCCTTCCATGCCTTCTTATCATCAAACCATTTTCGATATGCCTTGACCGGTTCCAGCTGATACTTCTCGATTTTTTTAAGTTCTCCTTCCAGACGTTCTTTGGGGTAATGCAGCAAATATACCGCGCAGGTATCCCCCTCATCCAAGGGACGTTTGCGGCCAAGGATCTGTGCATTAACGAGCGGGTTCCACAGTTCACTGACAATATATTTCAGCGCACGGTCTTTCATATCCACACCATTATAGAGGGTCGTTGTGGTCAGTGTGACCTGATGCTGCAGAACATTGCCCACAAGCACATCATCCAGTTTGTCAAACTCCTCCGCTTCCTGACGGTATTTGGAGCACAGGCACGCCACATCCTCTATGCCTTCTGCCTTCAGACTGTCCCGCAGTTTTCGCAGCTTGGCGATGGTATTCACAAAAACGAGGATCTTTTCTCCCGGCTGTACCCGGCGGATGATATCCCGCTCGTCATCGTCACGGTAGAAGAACTTCACGCTTGACACAAACCGATAATCCATCGGCAGACGATAATGCTGCCCCTCTGGAATCATTTTCCGCAGCTTCCAATAATCAAAGAAGGGGCGGGCGGTTGCGCTCATAAAGATGCAGGTCTTCGTTGTCCACAGCTCTTTAATAGCCTCATAGCTTGCATCCACATGATCGTTGAAGCTGGCATCGGTCACCATGTAGTGATACTCGTCTGACACGATATAATCAAACGATCTCAGATAAGTTTTGGCGGCATCTTCATTCCTTTGCAGGAAGGTTTCCAGCCACTGGTATGTTTCAACACGGATGGTGTGCTCATACTTGTTATCTATGGCGGGTTTGTTGACAATTCCTCCAAGCGCGGGATCATAGTCCTCGTAGGATACCTCTATACTCCCCAAACGGTTCACATCGCGCTCGATCTGGTTGCGCAGAGCTTCGCGATTGCACAGAATCAGGATACGCTTACGACGTTCATATGCCCACGGCAGCAATGTCTTCAGAATAAAATAGGTCTTGCCGGAGTTCGTGCCCGCATCAAGCACCACGATTCCATGCCAGTTCTTGTAATCCTCACCAACAAGATCTGTAATGTACTGTTTTGCAGGCTGTGGAGTTGCCCCGGCGGTTTCCGGTTCTTCCTCCGGCACAATGAGATCAAGCTGTTCGTCAGCCTCCTTTTTCTTTTTGCGAGAGGCAGTAATCCAATCCAGAATCTCCTGCAGTTTTTGCTGTCGTTCTTCTTCCGTCAACGAGGCAGGGTCAATGTGCTGCTCCTGCTCATACTCCCGTTGTGCCTCAGCCAGCTTCAGGTAGAAACCATCGAATGGCCAGCGCTTCTCTTCATCACTCATATTGATCCGCTTCTCCTTTTTTGATTTCACTATACCATATCATTTCGTTTTGCTCAAGGGACATTGACCCATTTTTACTTTCCCTCCCCCTTCCCCATCTTGATCTTATCTCCGTGGCGATTTTTGCGGGTCAGCTGCTCTAGGGGGTTCAGGGCGTCATAGTTGGCTCTCAGGTCGTCCGCATACAGTGCCACATACCGCCGGGTCATGGTAAGGTCTGCGTGTCCCAGCAGCTTTTGCAAGCGGAACGGGTCGCCGCCAGCTTGGATATACAGCTTCGCGTAGGTATGCCGGAACAGGTGCATAGAGGTCTTATCCACGCCTCTGCTATGATTATAATTCCACACCGCATTGCCAAGCGAATTCAGGGTCATCTGGTTTCCATACTCCGAGACAAACAACGGGGCTGTAGGGTCGCTGGTACGATGCTCCAGATACTCCTCCATGATCCTGACCAGTGCCTTGGAGAGCGGCACGATCTGCTGATTGCGCGCCTTCATGTGGCGGAAAAACACTGTCCCGGCGGAAAGGTCCAAATCTCCAATCTGCAGGTTGAGCAGCGTAGACGCACGGCAGCCGGTACCAAGCAGGAAGTTGACTATGACCCAGTTGCGGTATTCAGCAAAGGAGCATGTCTTGCAGTCCGGTTCCTTCAGCAGCTTCTGCAGCTCGTCGGTGGTGTAGGGTTCCTTGATCGGATCATCGGCACGCACCAGTCTGATCGGATACTTTTCCAGATAGTCCTTTTCCATGCACCAGTACAAAAACGCACGCACCATACGGAGGTTCGTATTGATGGTCGTATCGTGGAGCTGTTGGTCCTTCATATAGAAGATATAGTCCTCCACCATTTCTTCTGTGATGGTATGGATGGGCTGCTCTGTATCCCCCAGAAACCGAAAGAAGCTTCTGCCCTTAGCAGCGTAGAAGTCGAGTGAGCCTTGGGAGAGGTTCTTGAGCCGGTTGTACTTTTGGAACCTTTCAAAGGCCTGTTGGATGGTGGGGTTTGCCTTGGCAGCGGGTCTTAAATCACGGTTACGCACGAGAGAGACTCCTCCTTTTTTCGCGAAAAATCCCTCTCGCCCGCTCAGCACTTCCAGAAAATGGAACAAAAAGAAAAAGCTCAAAATCATTCGAATCAACGAACAATTCTGAGCTTTTGCATGCGGCGGAAGTGGGGCTGTACGAACAAATCTCCCGTCTGAACAATCATCGTCCTTTTCGGCTTCCCCCGATGAGGGCGACGACCCTAAATTTTTTCGGCACTCTAAGTGTACGGTACGAACTCTTGGCTCCAATGTAACCATTCAAATGGTCGGGAGCGTGTTCGTTCTGTACTGCGAGATACCAACTCGCCAATAATGGTAATCCCCGGTTCTTTCATGTTTTTGGTGAAAGAGCCGGGGATTTTTTGTTATTTTTACCCGTTTTTCGGAAGAATTTGCCGAAAGTAGTAGTTTCCTGCCAAAATCCAGCTAAGCCGATTTGAAATCGGTAGAATTTTGGATAAAGGAGATTGGCTTATGATTAGGATTTTACTGTCAACGCGTCTCGGCGAAAGGCGCATGACGCAAACGGAACTTGCCCGCGCAACCGGCATCCGCGCTCAAACCATCAATGAACTGTATCACGACTTTGCAGAAAGAATCAGTCTTGACGATCTGGATTTGATTTGTGAAGCTCTGGATTGTAGCATTGATGAGTTGATTGTCCGTGAACCCAACGAGGAGCTTCGAGTCACGGAGGTGCGCCGGATCCCGAAAACCGTAAACAAGGCCCGAAAGAAGTAAGTTGTTCTCCCCTGCCCGGATACACAATCCGGGCTTTTTATATAAATATATTTGTTTATTTTATCATCTATTTTCTTGATAAAATATCGGTTTTGCTGTTGTCTTTCAAGGTAAAAAGGAAGATACTATAATCACAGCAAGGGAGTACGACCGGAAGGCAAGGGGCGAAGTAAGAGCCGGGAGCGCAGTAAGTCGTGAGCGCATGCTAAGTCAGTAACCCACTCCCCTGCTGATTTTTATTTTATCTTTTCAGCCAAAGAAAGAGAGGGCATTATGAAAAAGTTTGATCTGTCCGCCATCATGCGCAAGGCATGGAAGCTGTATCGAAAGGGCGTTGCCGCCTTTTCCGAGTGCCTGCACCGGGCATGGAACAGTGCAAAGGCCGAGCCGATCAACGCCCAGCGCATCGAGGAAGCCCAGCAGGCCGCCGGGGTAGCCGAGCCGGTGAACACTTGGGCAGGCTGGAAAGCCGCCGGGTACATGGTGGAGCATGGCGCAAAGGCCCTGTTTCAGGCTGTGCTTATCCACAGCAGCAAGGGGGACGGCCAGACCTACCGGGCATCGTTCTTTGGCGCTTCTCAGGTAAAGTCCTTACCCACGGCATAAAGAAAGCCGCCAGCGCTTCAAAAACACTGGCGGCTTTTATCATACCTCTGTTCCATCCGGGAAGCGGAAGTTCACAACAAGTTCTGCGCCCATGGCCTGCGCCATCTGCTCCAGTTCTTCATACTTGAACTTTCCTGTTTTCATTCGCTGGTTGAATGCCTGCGGGGTGGTGTCCATCCGCCGGGCAAGTTCAGCTTCTTTTACTTTGGCAACAGCTTCAGCCATTTTGATTTTCGTTGGGAAATCCATGCTCATCACCTCACCGCAAGTATAAATGATTTCCTGTATTTTGTCAAGAAATATTTTCAAAAATATAGGTTTTTCTTTAAGAAAAGCCTTGACATTATAAAGGAAATCCTGTATAATATAGATGTCAGGAGGAGCGGAAAGCTCACCGGAAAGGAGAACAGACCGATGGATGAAAAAGCAAAAGCTCTGAAAGAGCTGCTGGAAATCTTGGTCGAACATCCCGATCTTGCAGAGCGGATAACGATCACGATTAAACCCAACAGAATCATTCAGAGCAATGAGACCCCCACGGATAACAAGTAATCCGTAAGAGCAGGGCGGCGGGTAGGAGCCGCCGCCCTCGCTTTTTAATTATAACCACCCACCGATGAAAAATCAAGGAGAATATATATGAACAGAGAGCGCAGAAAGGCCCTGCAGGCCATCATTGATCAGCTTGAGACCCTCCAGACTCAGCTTGAGGAAATCCAGACTGAGGAAGAAGAATACCGGGACAACATCCCCGAAAACTTCCAGAGCGGCGAACGGTACGAGCATATCGAAGAGATCTGCGAAAGCCTGTCCGATGCAGTAAGCAGTCTGGAAGATGCCACCAGCAGCATTGAAGAAGCGATTGAGTAAGGAGAAGCACCATGACCATCCGAGAATTTGCAAAGCTGAACAACTTCCCTATCAGGGGCAAGCTGACCCGCATTCCTGATGAGGTCGAATATGACTTCAACGACCGGCCGCACAGCTGCAAGCGGTACGTTGACGAAGATTTCAATGAATACGGCATCCATGAGGACGGCTTCATTGTTGCCATCCCCTGTGAAAAGGCTTGGGGCCTCAGCATCAAAGAGAAGTCCCGGATCGCCGCCATGATTGAAAAGGAACGCATGGAAGCCAGCCAGCGGCGCGGCTCCTATGAATGGTAAAGGAGTAGACCATGAAAATTTCCGATATTCGCGCTTCCCTCCAGCGTCTGGCCGAAAGGCTGGATAACCAGTGGGCATACGCCCGGTCTGATGCCGAGATGGACATTGCTGCCGGCCGTGCCGAGTACAACGATGACGGCGAGCGGCTCCCGATCGAGCCAGAAATCAACTACTACGGCATGATCGCCGCATTTGAAACGCTCGGTGGCGAGTGGCGGCGCAACGCCGATGGTAAGCACTGGTTGTGTCTCGGTGGCATCGTAGCAACTACACAGAGCAAATAAATAAATCAAGCTGTGCTATCTGGCTATACGGGCATTCGGAGGATATGACGATGAAACTTTACAAGTATTCCGGCACCATCGAGGAGTTTGCCGTTGAACGTGGCCGGATCTCCTACATCAAACTCTTTGATGTGACCGACTTCGACAAAGCACCAACCAGACTGGAAGTCTTCGGTGCGCTCGGCAAGTACATTGAGGCCATCGAGGGCACCGATGCAGAAGAGCGGTACATCAAGAGTGATTGGTACTTTGACAGCAACCTGTATCTGCGCCGCATTGAAGTCCCCGGCGTGGGCGATTGGCCGGCAAAGATTATCACCCAGTCGCCTGACGACATCGACCAGCTGGAGATCTTCGGCCAGCAGAGCTACATCAAGACCAGCAAGCCGGAATCCATGTCCCGCGAGGAATTTTGCCGCTTGGTCGCTTGGGAACGTGAAAATATGAATTGACGAGGGATTAAACAATGACAGACGAAAAGATTATTGCCAGGATGCAGGCCGATCAGGAGCAGGGCTGGCCTCTCTGCCCTCGCTGCGGTGAGAGGATGCCAGACAATTTGACCTACGGTGCATTGAGCCGCCACGCCAAGGGCGTGTACATCTGCGAGGCCTGCGGCACCGATGAAGCCCTCCGGGACTGGGGCGGAAACATCGAACCCCTGTCTGACTGGGTGCTGGTTCGCGTATACAACGGAGATCTTCGGAGGTAATCGATGACGTGAGCGTTGAAGATGCTGCGCAGATGAAGTTCTAAGAAAACAAAAAATCCCCCTCCACTTTGCCTACACATACCCCGCGAGGTTCGCAGGGCTTCGACAAAGCAGAGGGGGATTTTTGCGCGCCGCCGGAGCAGCCAAATATAAAATCAAGAGTGGACCATGCCGGGCCACTCTCTACAAAAGCCGAAGCTTTTCAAGTGCCTCTATTTTACACGGCACTCATGCAGCAGTCAAGACTTTTTGCCCAGTGCTGCGGTCATAACATCAAAGGCGTGTTCGATGACAGTATCCAGCACCTCGTCGGTGATGGCCCAGCGGATAGCCGCCGGGCACTTGGTGCGGAGAGCAGCGAATACCTGCTTCTTCTTTTTGGCACCCTGACCGCTGCCCATGATGGACAGCTCGGCCTTTTCGACCAGTTCCAGAGCCAGATCCTTGACGGTGGCCTTGTAGCCCAGCCGGATGCCCCCGACTGCCAGAGCAACAAAGCCCAGCAGCATCAGAGCGATGGCGATGGGCGCGGGGATGAAGTTCAGCATAGCTTCCATGATATTGCCTCCTATAAGTATCAGCGGCGCGGAGAGACACCCCTGCGCCGTTTTGTTGTGTTGGTTATATCGGATGTTTCACAGGTACTTGGAAGCCCCGGAAATGGCCTTCCAGCTGGCAGGACCGCAGATGCCGTCCACGGCCAGTCCGTGCGCCTCCTGCGCTTTCAGCAGAGCGTTCTCGGTGCCCTCGCCGAAAATGCCGTCCGGGGTCAGCCCCAGCAACCGCTGGAGCATCTTTGTAGCCGCTCTGTTTGCATCCCCGGTACAGCCCCGGCGGATGGTCGGCAAAATGAATTTCAGGTAGGTGGTGCTGGGGTAGTGCAGTTTTGCATCACACAGCCACGTTGCCTTTGCGTTGCGGGTGTCCGCATGGACAAAAGCATAGTTTCCGTACCAGTAGATACCCACGCCACCGAAACCGGCTTCCACGGCCAAAATACCCAGTTCCACCGGGTTCAGGCTGCGGTCTTTCATCCTCCAGTCTGCGGCCATGCCGTACCGGTGGCGGCTGTTCGTACCACCGTTTACTGCCTGATTATGTTTCAAGCAACGGTAGCCGCTGGTGATTTTGATGGGCTTGCCCAGCTTGTCCCGGATGATCTGGAGCTTTTCAGCCAACTCCGTGTCCAATGACTGTTGCCCACAGCCGCAGGGACACTGAAATTCCGACCGCGCAAAATCTTTGGTCAGCGCAGTTTTGTCCCCGCGCTGAAATAAAATAATGCTAATCTAAAACACCCCCTAAAAACCGAGTTGCGTGAACACATATCCGAGAAAAACGCCGATGACCGCTGTCACAACGTACCCAACGGCCTTGCGCCACATTTCACCGTCACGATCTTCCAGCGTTTCCAGCCGCTTGCCCTGTTTCTCCTGCTCCTTGACCATGCTTTCCATACTCAAGGCCAGTTTTTCAACAGAGGTAGACAGCGCACCCATTTTGCTCACGCTTTCCTCCAGCAGTGCAATCCGCCTGTCCTGACGGGAGTTTTCTTCTTCGAGCCGCCGCCTGAATTCTTCATGCTCGGCCCTTGTGATAGGCTGGTCCATCCGAACCTCCTTTTGATTTTTTACAAAAAAACAGGGGGCAAAGCCCCCTGTTCGGTCTCACAAGCTGGTTACTGAACCAGCGCGGCGATTGCCTGCAAATCAAAAATCGGAGCATCAAAAAACGCTCTCGCCCACAGCCAGTAGTCTTCGGACTCCGGGCGGCGGTACTTTTGGCAGAGTGCCGATGCCCAAACCCGGTTCCAGCGGATCTGATAGTCCGCATCCCGGCGCTCAAGGCTCCGCTGGATGTTCCCTACCAGTTCCCCGCGCAGGGTGCCGTTACCGTCATCATCCTGCACAAAGCAGTCCATGCCGTTCTGGCTCCCCACAGCACACACACGCTGGTTTTTGTGCATAAGAAAACCGTCCTGACAGGTCAGGGCGGTTCCATAAGGAATATTCACTTTTCCATCTATGCCGTCGAAGCGCGCCCGGCGGCGGGCGATAAAGCGTTCATGCTCCATAGGTTAGACCTGCTCTTTCTTCTCGGTCTTCTCGGCGAGCAGAGCGGTCAGCTCGTTATACTCGTCCTCGGTCAGCTTGTTGGCAGCGTAAAAGACATCCAGCTTGGTTGCCATGCCAGCGGTGTTGCCCTTTTCGATCATGCGCTTGCAAGTACGATACAGCATTCAGTTCACCCCCTTTCTCAAGAAGCATCGGTATCATCAGTGATGCCCAGCTCCAACAGGGTCAGGCGGTACGCCTGATCCACATTGAGAGCATCAGCATCCTCGATGGCGGTTTGGGTTTCCGTGACCCAGCTTCCAATATCGGTCTGCTCCAGCATAACGCTTTCCAAATCGTCCCCCATAGGGTCACGATCGAGCAGATGATACGGTGTGCCGGCATAAGAAATGCCCGAAGCATCAGGCTCCGGGCAGAGGATATAACAGCCGTTGTCGGCTTTTTTGATGTAGGTCACGTCCTCGGTCAAGGCAAGGACGGTGCCATCACTGGCTTTGATGATTTTGAACAAGGCACTCTACCTCCAAAAATTGCATAGCAAAGCCGCCGCAGACGCAGCAGCCGCCCATGGTCATCAAAATTTTTATAGTAGGCTTCTTGGCAGTTCATATACTGCGCTACCTCCTGCAGGGTACGTTTCCCGGCCAGCCATTCACGGTGGAACAGCTTCAGTTTCCTCCGTGCGCGTATCACGCCGTCACGGCTACCATTGACTTTGATTTTCCCGGTCTCGGTCAAGGTAAAACGAGCCTTGCACCAGCGGAAAGGCTTTGTCAGAGGGATGATCTTGCATTTCTTCTTGTTGACCGGGATGCCGCGGATTTCAAACTGGCGCACGATAGCGCGGCCCAGCTTTTTCAGATCTTCGATATCCGGGAGAATGATGCAGTAATCATCCATGTAGTGTCCGGCGTTATGCGTGGACATCTGGCATTTGATCCAGTTGTCCACAGCACTGGGCATTGCCGCCATTTCCTGCTGGCTCGGCTCAACGCCCAGCGGCATCCCACGGCCCGGAAATTCGCCGGGAGCAGTATCAATAATGGTATCTGCTATCCGCCGAAAATCAGGGTTCAGGATATACCGCTGGTGCCGCTGATAGATGATGGAATGGGGTGCATAAGGAAAGAACTTCTTCAGGTCGAGCAGCAACACCCCGCCCGCACGGCCATACTTGCGGTAATGCCGCGCCAGCTGCTGTTTGATGCGCTTGATCTGCCAGTGCAGCCCCTTACCAATCCGGCTTGCACCGTTGTCATAGATCATGCTGGGGTCGTAAAGCGGCTCCAACACTTCCTTGCTGATGACCTTGTGGATTTGTCGGTCTGTAATATGAGGAGCGTCAATCCCACGAATCTTGCCGCGTTCACAGACCGTGAAATGAACGTATTTCTTAGGCCGCCACCTTTTTGCCAAAATAAGCCGCCGCTGCTTCGCTGTGTGGGAAAACAGATGCCGCTCAAAGTTCTGCGTACTCTGCTTCCAGCGTACACCGTTGCAGCATTTCCGGCCATATTTGAACATCGTGTGGTAACTGAATACTTCTTCCAACGAACCGAGGGCGGCACACCGGGCTTCTTGTCTGGCTCGGCGTGCTGCCCGGCGGCGTTGGTATCGCGCTTCATGACGCTCCTGACTTGTCATAAAAGTATTCGCTCCTCGTACAGATGAATTGTAGGGCATCGTCTAATCTGCTTTATGCCGGCACATGAAACGCGGTAAGATGCATCCCGCGCCATGCAAGAAGCGTCCGTGTCAGCATATCGAAAAGCAGTTTTAGAGGTTTGACCCTCAGGGAAGTACCTCTCCTTTTGCTATGGTCGTCTTTCACCTATGGCTACTCCATGTGACCAAGCATTGCAAAATCCGGGCACAACACCATACGCATTGTTAGCGTTGTTATAGTCCAACGACCCCGACGACGAAACCGCGCAGAAGTAGTTGTTGTTGATGTTGTTGTAGTTCGGCGACCGCAGCCACCAGACCGCCGCCGCAGGAATTGACAGAGATACACCCACTTAAAAATCAGGCTTTCCGATTGACCGTTCCGATCATGCCTTGCAGCAGGTCGTTTTCCTTGTCAATCAGCTCACCCAACTTTTGAGCCATTTTGTCCAGTCTTTCAGTTGCTTTCTTCGCATCGACACTTTTCCCTGAGGGAGTTGTGAAACATCCCTGCGGGTTCTGGGTCATGATGAGATAGCAGTGAGTCAACCGAACATCCAGCGCCATCAGGGATGCCCGCGCTTCCAGAAGATGTGCTTTGCGAAGCTGGCGCCGCTGATCGTCTGAGGGATAGATGCTGTTCGCCTTTTCAGCGTGGTCTATCACCTCACCCGCCAGCTTTGCGACCGGCTCTGCAATCAATCTGGAATACCTTGCGGAAATGCGGGTCAGGAAGTTTATCGTTTCAATGTAAATCGCGTTGGCGACATTCACATACTCCGCCTTGCTTTCTGTGCGCTTGGATTTCAAAACTGACATGATGCTTTAGTCTCCTTTGGGGTCATCAAGATTGATTTCCCCTTGCTCTCGCTCAACTTCTTCCAGATGCTTGAGCAGCACATACTCTATGTAGTTCGTGATGGACCGATGCTCTTTTGTCGCAAGAACACCGATTTTGTCAAAAACCTCATCGGACAGGCGCAACGTAAAGACGCGCTTGTTAGTTGCCAT